AACCAGTTGTTCCAGCTTGCGTACACACTAGATATGACCACGTTGGCCCATCTTTTGGGAATCTTACTTCACCAGTTCCAACACTTTGCTGTGCTTTCCAGTAAAGTTTGAATTCCGCATCATACTGATTTTCTTTCGGTACCTTACCCTGCCCATCCAATACCAAAATATTTCCCGCTGCAGTACCAGGTTTTTTACCAGCAACAGTATCGGCATTGCCACCATCAGCTGGTAACTTTTCTGGAAATCCTTCGATATCAGCCTTTTGATGCTTATGCCCATCTTTCGCAAAATAACTTATTCCCTTGCCACCCAAAGTATCCGCATTGCCACCGTTGGCTTTTACACCGTCAGTTTTCATTTTATCAATACTTTCCTTTAGGCGTGCATCATTGCTAAAAAGTTGTTCAAATATCGCATTAAAATTATCTGCAAGATTAAGCGTCGTTCTTGTAAGAGCCTTTTTTACTATACTAAAAGATAGGTCTGTTCTGTAGTTATCATCAGCCATTTATATATCCCTCCTAAAATTCGCAATACCAGTGAAATTTGAGTGTTACGCGATCCTGCTTAGTAACTATCTGCATGCTTTGTATACCGATAAAATCTCCATCTTCATCAATAGCACCAAACTCGGATATCTCTGTACCGTTATATTCAGCACTTTCAACATAAACCATTATGTCTGCAGTCGTTGGCACCGGATATTCCACGCTTTCTACAGGCAGCCTAAACACTTCGCTTCGCAGCGCGTTCATCGTCGGCTCTGGAGGAATTGGTACATTATCCTGATCAACTCCACCCGTACCAAACGCAAGATATTTTATCACCGGGATCCTGCCTGTCTCTGCCAGTGCTTTTGCAAGCTTCTGGCGTATCAAATCTGTTGTAACAATATTAAAAGCATTGTTTATACCGTCTGCATTTTCCAATGCTGCTGTTTGCCTTAAATCAACCATTACTGTAAAACCTCCAATCCATTACTGATACCGCTCTCGGCATCGATTCTTTCAACCGCTGTCTTTATGTTTACGCCTAATGTATTACATTCTTTCTGCCCATCAAGCTTTAAGCTCCCGTCCAAAAAAGTTTTACCATCCAGCCTTACAGACCGTTCAGGAAACGATATTACGACGGACATATCCCCAAAAACCTCACTACGATTCAGAACATTATTTGTCCACCGCCATCCATCATCAATCAGCTTGGTATTACCGTCTAAAAGACTGCTGCCATCAAGTTTTAGACTACCATCAAGGATCAAAACCGTAGCCCATCCATCGCCTAAAGTAATACTACCATCCAGCTTTAAGCTGCCATCCAGCCTGTATATTTCACGCAAAGTCCACCAAAAATCATGTTTGGCCATTATATCCGCTTCACACAAAAAGCCATTAGTTAGTTCAATCCGCTGCCCAGGTTCCGGCATAAAATCAAAAACATAGACCGGCAATGTATGGGCAGGTTTCATATCAAAAATAGTTTTGTCCAGTCTTTGATATTCTGCATTACTCATCTGCAGACCGAATTTAAACCATAAATAAATCGTGAACTTTGCCCATGTTGGCTTGCGTTCGGCGATTTGAAAAGTATAGCCAATCCGCTGCAGAGCGTTGATTATGCCAGGATGTGTGCCTCCTGCAGCATAAATCATGTAGGCAGCAGATATCCTGCGTCTATAATTTGCAAGTGATTCCGAATCAGTACGAAAGATCCCCCGCTCTGCGCCCAACAAGCGCAAAGCATCTTCGGATGCAGTCAATACAATCCACTGCCTACGCAGCAGAAACACCGTTTGCTTTGCACGGTCAAACAAACCGCCAACGACTGAAAAAAACAACTTGATCTCACTGGTACCCTCACGGCGAAAAGGCCTTGTCAAAAGATCCCATAGATAATCATTAAAGTTCATGTTTCAGTCGCCCTTTCAATATTGATATTGATGGTACCCACTGTAGCAAGCTCACTTCGAGCCACTACAACATCAGCTGCAGGCGAATTTATCCGCACATTAAAGACGTGTTGAATGGCCATTAAATACCTGATTAGTCGAGCATTTAAGTAATCATCGCCAATTTTTTGCGCTTCAATATCGTCGCCGTCATCATGGTAGAAAAAGAACTTTTGGATAACGGATTCCACAGCTGTTTTCACAACTTCACTTTCGCCGCGATCAGGAAATAAGATCATCGTTATATCAAGATCAATAGTTTTTAGGCCTGGAGCTAAAACACGCACATCACTACACTCTGGCCTTTTGGTATCAATATATGCTTTAACACTGTTTTTCAACGCTTCCGTAGGTGCGCCTGTCGTGCTGGCAATAATCACATCCACCGTACCATCACCGCGCGGATGTTCGTCATCAACAGAAACATCTATCACACCCGGAATCGTATACGCCCACGATTCGTATGCTTTCGCTGTAGAGCCAGTAGAAAGTTCATGCCAGCGTAGCTGATAGCGACGGCGCAGGCTTATGTCAGATTCTTCATCGGCACCTTCAAGCGTCAACCAGTCCGCGCTATTAGTAACAGCATCAATACCTGGTATATGCGTTACCAATACCCTGATATATCCATCGCCCACGTTATAAGCACTACCGGCAAACTCTGCTTCAACTGGTACCGCAATGCTGGTTTCGCCACTCGCCAAAATCATTTCTTGTGTGACAAAATAGCGCAACTCCTTGCCATCATCCAGTATATTCGTTTTAACGATACTTCCGGCACTTATCACTACAACCATGTTTAGATCATCAGTTTCACCGCTTCTGGAAAACAATACCCTGCCCTGTGTTTTCACAGCTATCCTGCGCGTAACATCAACATCAGCAGCTTTCAGATCCAGCCATTTACCTGTAGCATACTCTAAAAACCCCATTGGTATAACGGTCAACAACAAACTATACAACTGCGCCAAACCCCAACAGCATACTTCGATAAGTGTCCTGAAAACCCCGCCGACAGTCCAGTTAGTTATTTTACTGTCACCTGCAGCAAGCTTTAGTCGCGCATCGTCGATCAGCTCGCTGAAACTTTTAATACCAATCAGCTCACGCCAGTTCATCGGTCACCACCTCCCCTGAAATATCATACATGCCATACCCCAGCACCAAATTGAGCCTATGACCTTCGCTGATCGGCTGCGTACTTACTTTGCAGCAAATCTTGTTCATGTCCCATTCTGCAATCGTAACCTGTGTAGATCCAATTTCAACGCGTGGATCCGCTTCGACAGTCCGTTTTATTTCCTGCTGCAACTGCAGCTTATTTATAGGTGTTCCTGGCATTTTTAAAAATTTATATACATCCATGCCATAATCAGGATGCCATAACAGGGATCCTTTTGGCGTAGTCAAGGCATGCAACAGGTCTTGCGCAAGGCAGCTTCTGCCACTAACCACCGATATATCACCGCTTGGTTTTACGTTAAAGTCCTGATTGCTTATTGCCATGTCGATACCTAAATATTTTTCCATATCAACCTCCGCAGGTAGCACGGCTGCTGCCGCTGGTGATAGTGCCTGTACCGCACGAACACTGCACGCTGTCGCCAACACGGGCAATAGCTGGACCGCCGTCAGCGATAGCTATATTCCCCCCTGTATCAACGCTTATCGCGCCACCATTGACCGTAATAGTTTTAGCGGTAATTGATAATGCACTTTTATCAATTACCAGTTTACTTGATCCGGTTTCAATTTTTATTTTTCCATCAGGTTCAATAACTACGGCAGTTCCGTCAGCCTGTTGGATCACCAAACTATCACCCGGATGCTCTGGCACATTGTACTCGTCGCCCAATACCGCAGACACGAAAGGCATTGCAGCATCCCAATAATAAAATTCAACGCGCACTATTGCGCCTACAGGTGGCAAGCAAAGAATACCGCGCTTATTACCGGCCCAGATAATATCAATTGGCACATCAGGTATAACTGGCTTAGTAGCATCAACGCTGCCATCCTGTTTCAAAGGCTGCACATCGACGGAATAACGCTTGTTATACTCTGTTACCCTACCTCCTGCAGTATGCAGTTTAGCAACCCGCGCTTTGATCGGATACTGGTACCCTGACATCTCCGGAAACATCGACCGCACAATTTTGCGCATCAAATCTTTCAGCTGTTTAGAATCCGCCATGTTACCATCATCTCCGCACTATCATTTTTGTAAATATAATTTATTTTTGTTATTACTACGTCAACATCACTGGCCCAATAACGACGATCAATAATGTTAATGACCTGACCATGCCGCAAGAACGGCAACATAAACGTCCGCAAATACCCCTGACTGTTTTCTGTCGGTACCAGCTCCAAAAGGTTCACACCATATTCCAGTGTCAGTACTGGCTCCCCGCTGTTAAATCGTTCAGTTTCCTCCAGTGGCTGCCACACTATTTGCCCTTCCGGTTCCCGATAAAACAACCATTGCAATCCCCAAGCAGACTGCATAAGCCTCTGTGCCTGCAGTATATTTTGATTAGACAAAACAAAATAGTGTTTCAACGGCTGCTTGCTATTACTGATAATAAAATCATCGGCACCGGCTTGATTCAGCAAATATTTCATAATAACCGCTGGCGTTGCGTCCACAAAAGCTTTTACTGTTTTCTCTTTCCGCAAAACTTCCATGAGATCCTTACAGTAAATGGTAATAGTACGCCCCCATGATACATCCTTGACCAACCCGCTGAAACAAAGCCAGGTACCGCTGCCATAATAACCCATGTAAATTTTGACCGGCATATCTTTTAAAATAGCGTCAACATTCACAAACTCCGCAGGAATTTCAATATTGGCCAGATCAATAGGTGTTTCGCTACTGCTGACCACATCCAACCGGTATAATTTATTGACTCTGAAAGAATCAATAAATACGTCTATCTGAATATGGTCAAATTGCATCATCATCAACTGCAGGAGATTCAGGCATTGTAACTTCTGAATTGCTTTCGCCCGGATCAGCAATAGCGTCCAAACTAAACTGCTGCTTTTGATACTTTTTAAGATCTGCAGCAGTAAGTTTTTTCCGGCTCTTGACCTTTCCTCTCACTGCCCTTTCTTCGATTTTTACCACAGGCGGTTCCCACTCAATGAAATCAAGCGTAGCCGTAATGTAGTCCTTCCGGTTATCCTCGTTAGTCCTTATACCTTTAAACAGTACTCTATCAATACCAAACGCTGCTGTATGCTCATTGACTATGTTATAAATCTGAGGTTTCGCACTCTTATCCATAGACCGAAACAGCGCTACCAGCTCTTGCAGTTTCTGGTACGGTGTTGACTGTTCATCGTTCTGCAGAAGATAAGTAACCGAAACTGTTGCATCTTCAAAACCAACCGCCTGCTTTTTAGTGCCACTACTGCCGCTTACCGATTTTTGGTCATACTTGACTTCATTGTCTATAGATAATTTTTGAAAGACACCAGGAATAAAACTATCATTGAGTTTGATTTGCCCGCTGGCATCTGTGATCTCAATCCTCATAATCGTCCCCTTCCTGATCTGCAATCATGCGTAACGTCTGCACAAGACTATCTGCATCGTCCATCTTATTTACTTTCATGTTTACATCGCCGTAAATAGCCAACCGACGATCAATCTTTTTGCTGAACCGATCCAAAATAGATTCCTTCGGCTCCCTACGGCCATTATTTTTATCGACTGGATCCATAGGATCAGCCATTGGCCAAGTAAAAGGCAGTTCAATACCACTAAATCCAGTTGCTACAGCAGCCTGCAACAAACCATATCCCTGTGGCACCCCACTAGCAATCGTTGTCATGATCGCCCTGCCGCTTTTCGTCAGCTGTGACAAAGGGCCTTCTTTTGCGTCTGAAAACGGCAGCATATTACGTACATACTGCAATCCAGCCTTGACCATTTCTGCCGGCCCGGAAAGCTTTGAGGCAATACCTTGCGTAAAAGCATCCCAAAGAGCTGCCCCGCTATTAAAGAAAGTTGCTCCCATATTGACGACCCAGTCGATCAGAGATTGCCAAATTCCAAGATAGGCATTAACGCCATCAGTAGCCGCAGCAACGATCCAATCCCATGCACTAATAGCAGCGGCTTTTAAATCATCCCAATAGTAAATACAAAGAGCAATAGCCGCTACGAGCGCAATTACAATCCATGTAACAGGATTAGCAAGCAAAGCAGCAGTCCATGCCCAGGTAGACGCTATAAGCCCTGGCAATGCTGTCACGGCAGTTATTACTGCTTGCCTTGCCATATTGGCCATGCCAATCACAGCCTTTTTAATTCCTCCAGCTGCGCTTATAGCTGCAGCCTTTCCTGCCGCTGCCATCTGCAGTCCAAAGTTTTTTGCTGCCAAAGCACCTTCAACTAAAGTTCTCCTGGCTTTTCCAATTCCAGAACCAACTGCATCACTTATACTCTTAGCCTGTCCGCCTATGTCTGCAGCACGAATTGTATCACGTACTCTGCCAATACCATCACCTATTGTGGCGTAAGTACTTACACAGGTACCACCAAAAGCCACTATGCCACTGACCGCCATCAACAGCGGTGCGCCGATCGCTAAAATACCCGCCGTCAGCATAAAGACAAACATAATCATTGCAGTAAGATTCGGATTCGCTTCTGCGAAAGCAATAGCCATATCACCTACCCAAGCTACTAAATCAGCAAATTTCGGAATAATCGTATTAGCTACAGTACCCGATTCTACTAGCTTTTCAGCAAAATTTATCTTAACAGCATTAAGCTTATTTGCTGCGATTTGCATTTTAGAACTTTGGGAACTTTCCATTATCCCCTGTGCTTCGGCTGCAGCCCCCAAAGAGCCATGTACAGCATCCATCTGCTTGCGCATATCAGCAGTCTTACCGGCAAGCAAAGATATTGTACGCAGACCTTCATCGCCAAAAGCGGCCTTGAAAGCTTCTTGCACTTCTGGCGCCATATCCTTAAAGCTGCCATAGGTATTGTTGATATTTTCAAGGGTAGCTATAAAATCAATGCCACCACTGGCAGACCTTGCTATCTCAAAACCCAATTCAGAACTGGCTTTATTCATTTGACGCATAGCTGCAGCATAAGCAGTACCAGCCTGACCACCGGTAAGACCTGCATTATTCAATGCGCCTACAGCAACATTGATTTCCTCAAAACTTTGTCCGAATTGCAGCGCAGTAGGAATAGCATATTTCAGGCCTTCGGATAACTGGTTAAGATTTTTTATCTGAAAAGCCTGCTGTGTTTTGGTAATGATATCGCCAAGCTTGCCGATTTCCTTTTGCGCATCCTTACTTTTATCACCCATATTGTTATAAGCAACAGCAATCAACCCGGCAGCTTCGGCTGAATCGCCCATCGTAGCACGCGCTGTTCGCATAGCCGTTTCTGTTGCTGCTATAGCCTGCACATCATTGAGGCCCGCAGAAGCCATCTGATACGTTGTTTGGATGTATTGAGCAGCGCTGTCCCGATGCTTTTTAGACCACTCAATAGCAGCTTTCTGCGTCATCTGCATAGACTTTTGCATGTCACCATAAGAAGATGTTGTAACGGTCTGTAATGCCAGCAAAGCATCTTCAACCTCCATATAAGGCTGTTTAAGGCTGCTCACATAACCATTCATTTTATCCGAAGTCGCACTAACCACAGCTGCAGTCATGCCAAGTCTGGTTCCCCACTCCTGCATACCTCTGCCGTTTTGAGCAATTTTTTCAAAATTGGTCAAAGTATTTTTCAGCTTCCGTATCGGTTCGGTCGCTTTGTCTATCACGGTATACATAATAGACAGCTTCATTACTTGATCCATTTGCAGTATTCCTTTCTTGTGATATAATATATTTAAAGAAATGAACGGAGGGATACTATGTTTGATACTGCGTTACTGTTTTTTGGTGTTGGCATCAGCATCGGCATGATGATTGCTATAGTAGTCGGTGTCATCTTAGCTCTCCCTGTTGCTTTGATTTTCCTACATGGCGTATATGAAGTTATTATCGCCCCGATATCCAAAGGTATCTGGGAAGGTTTTAGAGAAGGTTATAAAAGGGAATCCACTAATCTTCCTCCGAAAGCGCCCTCCGAATCGCATTGACCATGTTTATATTCTCTCGTTCTTCAAGGCATCTT